AATTTCGTCCTTATTCGCCAGCGGAAAATCCTCGCTGATCCCATCGATTGTTATAAGCAGCGACCCAGAATTTCCGCCGGGATAAGAAATCCGAAATCCCTGGTACGGTTCACCGCCAGCCCAGTTCCCGGAACCGATTCTTGCGGTTGTTGTTACCCCATCATCAACGCCTTTCAGTACGGAAGAAGCAAGCTCGCCTTTCCCGTTGTTTGCGTCAAGATCGAAATATACAGCGCCGGTTTTAGAAGAAATTTTTCCAGTTACGACGGTGTTTGCAATAATTCCGGCAAACGTCGTTGAAGTTGTCCATACCCAGTCTGTGTTTTGAGCATTTCTTTCTTTTGAAATCTGTATTCCCTGGGTACCGATTCCCAGTGCGCCAAAGGTTGGGCTGTCCGGGTCTAGATCCTCAAATAGAATAGCTCTGACATCTTGCTTTTTTGCAATGCTGTTTTGAACTCTAAGCTGGCTGTAGGTTCCGTCAATAAAGCCCTTGATCTGTTCCGCTATCAGACTTCCGTCAGGCCTTACAACATTATCTATCTTATTTACAGAAAATGTTACATTGTCAAAATAATTATACTCAGAGCTTCCAAGGACAACAGAGGAAACTTTTTCTTTTAAACAATCATAAGTAAGTTCTATCACTCGGGCTTCTGTTTCAATCCCGAGTTTGTAGTGTTTACAGTGAATGGTATCTCCCAAAGATACGGATTCCAAAACAGAAAAGTCCTTATACTGTACGGTATTTTGCAGTAATACCATATCGGCAGAAATGGATATCTCGGGTTTATCCAATCCAGACGCGAATTGATCTTTACACTTCTGAGTTAAAGCTGCGTCTAACTCTGCCTGCGTATCGCAAATAGTCACTCCGTTTTCTTCATCGTCCTCACTGGCATCGGCGCGCATCTTAACGTCTTCAAACGACATAACGGCAACTTTTATAATTGGATAATTATTAATCAGATCGCTGTCTACATACCCATTATTTGTTATAGTGTATCCGTTATATGCTTTAGGATAAATACGCGTTACAACTTCTCGGGTATCAACGCTTTCCGTCAATCCGTCCGCCGGAATATTTTTTCCATATAAAAGCTCGATCCCTTTATCTGTCCCGATAGATTCATCAATATGAATTCTAAAGTTATCGAAAAGGATTTCTCCACCCCAGCGACTGATAAAAGAATTATCCTCGCCGCCGTTGATTGCCTCAATTAAGTTTTTAAATTGATAATAGGCAGTCGCTTTTTTTGTTATGTTAGATTCACCGGAATACTTGCTGTTTGGGGCCGTCATAAGATCGAGCGCCTGTTGACCGGTTTTCTCCGTGGGGCGTATATCAACTAAAAAGCAGTCGTTCATTGCGTCCATAAAAATCGGCTCCAGCGTTGCGGAAACTCCGGAATCAGACTTTTCTTTCTCTTTTACTCTGAAAAGCTGGTCGCCGTTAAAGCTTGGGGCTTTTATCACGGATTCTTCAATGATATATTTCCATCTGCCTAAATCATCGATTGGGTGTTCAAGCTCCATCTGCCAGGAACCATTTAGAACCGTTTTCAAATCGCACTTTGTTGGAAAAAGCGTCATATCGCCGTTATAAGAAAAATTTGTATTATCCGGGTTATAAATTTGAATCAAGGTTTATACCCCCATTGCGGAATGATCGAAAGCTGTCCCCCCGATATAGAAATGCTTGTGTCTCCATGAGGAAGCCATAAATCTTCATACCTTCCCGAGATAGCGGTATTCATTAAAGTACCGTCTTCCCGATACGCTATCATATTGCGGCTGTCTATTGTTAAATTTTGCCCTACATTTGCCGTAATTGTTTTCCCGTTTGTTGTGAGCGTGTAGTTACCTTCTCCGACAATTTTATAAATTGGCTTACAAAGGTCATATGGATTAAAGCTTATCGTTGAAAAAGTCTTTTGTCCACTTTTTAAAAACTCATAAGGATAACAGGTAAAAGTCACGGAGAACTGACCGTATTTTCTTAATTCTCTCTCCAGTTCGTTGTAGTCAATTATAAGAACCTCATAAAAGGTTTCAAGGGAATCCGAAAAGCTCAGCTTTCCGGTTCCCCTCAACCACCTCTTAATATCTCTTATTCTTTTTTGAAAAAGCTTGTCTATTACGGCAAAAGTGCATTTCACAGTAATATTTCCTATGCTGTTGTCGTCGGAAATCAGATCTCCGTCTCTGCCGGGTACCGAAAAGGTTTCATAGCGTTTTTCTGGTTGGGAAATTTCGGGATAGTCCGGTAAAAACACGCCGTGCGATGCCCCAGAGGCCCCGTTATAGACAATTTCGAATCTGTCAAGATTGCATTGAACCATTAGGCAAACCCCCTTGCTCTTTGTACCGCTCTTTGCTGACCGCCTATCCTTTTTATGGTATATTCCGCTGCCATTTCTTTTAACGGCGTCCCATCGACCGTCGTGTTATTAACAACCTGGATAACCAGCCCCTCCAGAATCCCCGTTAGGTCTACCGGTTCCGCGCTGGCGTTTGCTCTCGCGGCTTCTTTCGCATACTGTACGGAAATATCGTGAGGAATAACCTGTGATCCGTTGGGAAGATATGTTAATTCACCACGTCCGCCCTCGTTCATATATGCGAATCCGCCTTGCCAATTGTCGGTTCCGTGCGCCAGATACGGGATCTCACCGATATTTACGCCCGGGATCAAATTGATTACCCAAATAGCGCCGTTGATCGCCCATATCACTCCATTAATCACGGATTTAACACCGTCTACCAACGCGTTAAACGCTGATCCAATACCGTCAACAATGCCTCCGACAAATCCCGTAAGACCGTTCCAGGCGCTTTCAATTCCGCTGAACACTCCGCTGATCACGTCCCAAATAGCGCCGAAAACAGCCCCTACGACATCGAAAATAGCTCCAAAAATAGTCGCGAATACATCGATCAGAGGAGAAATAAACTCTACGATCTTCGAGACGATCCCAACTACAACTTCAATAATAGGAGAAATGATCTCCACTATTTTACCAATGACTTCACCGATGAAAGAAATAATAGGAGAAATTACCTCCATCACCTTGGAAATCACATTCACAACGACGGTAATAATCTTTTGAATAGGAGGCATTAACGCTTGAACTGCGCTCATAATAGCCTGAATAATGGAAATCAGTGGTGGCATTAAAGACTGAATAATATTCGATACCACCTGTACAATCTGAGTAATCACAGGAGCGAGCGAACTAATCAATTGGTTAATCAAGGGTGCCAGCATGGCGACTAGTTCCCCGATAAAGGTTATAATTTGAGCCAACACTGGCGCAAGTTGCTGCAAAACACTTCCAATTGTCTCAAAAATAATTCCGCCGATTTCCATCAGCAAGCCCATTAATGTTTGAAGAATTGGCTGCAAGGAAGACATGATAGTCGAAATCGTGGTCATGACAGATTCTCTAAATCCATCGTTTGTAGCCATTAAGTAGCTGAAAGCCGCGACTAATCCCATGATCGCAGTTACCGTAAGGCCTACCGGCCCAGTAAGAGCGGTAAATATACCTTTAATTCCGCCAAGCCCAGATACCGCTGTGGAAATTCCACTTATTGCCGTGGAAATTCCGCCTATTCCCCGCACCAGCGTCCCTACTACTGTAATCGCTGGCCCTATCGCCGCTACAATCCCAGCAAACGCCGCTGGGCTGATTCCAAGATTTTGCAGGAACGTGGAAAAAGATTGGATCTTGGTTATCACGCCGTCGAGCGCCGGCGACATTTCTCCTATTGCGTCAAGCACGCCTTGAAATCCGCCTTCTTCAAAAGCCGTGTTGACTGTAGTAAGCACTTCGTTTATTTTAGGTAAAACATCTTGCGCCAATTTTTCAAATATGCCGGACGTAACATTTCCTAAAAGCCCTTGAACGTTATCTTTTAGGGTCGACATCTGGCCGCTAAATGTCTGGCTTTGCTTTTCCATAGACTGGAAATATCGTCCGCCTTCCGATGTAGACCTTTGCATGGAGGCTGTTATTTCATCAACAGAAATCGTTCCCGCACTGATACGGTCATAAAGGCTTTCCATGCTTTCTCCGGTGGATTCGCTTATTTCCTGCAACGGGTTGAATCCAGCTTCGATCATTTGCTTTACATCTTCCAAGGACACCTTGCCAGCGGAAGACATTTGTCCATAGGCAGTCGCTATTCGATTCATTTTATCGGCTGAGCCTTGGGAAATATCCCCTAGCATCGTCATTTTGTCCAGTGCATCGTCAGCCGTAAATCCGTAATTCATTAAAAGCTGTGTTGTTTCTGCAAGTTCCGGCATTTCAAACGGGGTGGAAGCAGCGATATCTTTTAATTCGTCTACTACCTCGGCCGCTTTTTCTGCTGATCCTGTCATAACCTCAAACGATGTGGCATAGGTTTCCATCGTTGCGTTGTACTTTACACCTATTGCCGCGATTCCCGCAAAAGCTGTAGTAGCCATTGTTATTTTTTTGCCTGCGGATTGAAGCGACTTCCCTGCGCTTGAAAGCTTTTTTCCCATGTCACCTATGGTTTTTTGAAAATTCCCGGCGCTTTTTTCAGCGTCCTTGATCGCTCTGTCGAATCCGGTCGCATCTCCTGTTATTTTTGCAGAAAGAGTATAATCAGCCATTTTTCACCGCCTTTCCAGGCTTTTTTAATCCGTTGGCCTGATAAATTTTATCTATCCAGCTTTTTCCCTCATTGGCTTCCACTTCTCTAACGATTTCTAAATTTTCAGAAACCGTTTCCGCATTGGCCTTTTTTACCTTGTTTTTTCGCCATAGCTTCAGCGCTCTTTTTCTTTTTTGCCGGGTTGCGTTATATACGGCGGTAAAAACCGCATTATATAAATGCGTGCTGTCCGCAACAAGCTTGTTTTCCCAAGCTTTATAGATGAACATTTTTTCTTTTCTGGTGAGCGCATCATAGTCGGTTCTCGAATACCCAAAATTTGCAACAAAAAAAGCGAAGTCCATTTCTTTACGAAATGGCTCCGCTAATTTGTCGTAGGCCGGGTCAGGCTCGCGGCTCAGATATTCAAAATCGATTAATCTGCTCGGAAGAAAAAAGGGCAGTCACGCTCCAAAATGTTGATAACCAGACCGCACACCTTAGAGTATCCCTCCGCCTGAATCAGTTCCTCCGCAAGTTTCATTCCCTCTTTAATCGGGACAAAAATATCGGAACCGGCTTCTTTCAAACCGTAGGCAAAGTACGCTTTTAACGACGATACGCCGAGCATTCCACCGCTTTCGCTCAGTGCGGCCAGAGTTGGTTTCTTTGTCACATTTTCAATTAGTTCTATTCTGCCGATGTTGTACTTCAACTCGTATTCTTTATTGTTAATCTGAATCATGTGAGCCTCCTATATCAGCCTGCGGCTTTCGCCGTAACTGTTGCGATACCAGCTTTCAGCGCTTTTCCTGAGGAATCCGCTTCAATAATCATAATCTGATTTCCGGTGACCGCCGCAATTTCGTCCGTGCCGTTCCAGGTCGTCAGGCTAACGGCTTCTCCATACGCCGGATATGGTAGCGGGGCCTCTCCGGTTTTATAGTAATATTTATTTTCCGGTGATTTTGCGGGATTTACATATACAGCTGTATCCCCGCTTTCAGCGCCTGCAACGGAAACAACCGTCAAAGGACCTAACGCGGCGGTTCCGTCCGGCATTGTGTCCGGTGTTACCGGGTCAGCGGATAAGTCAACCAATGCCCCCATGCCCTCCAGTGTTAAGCTGTAAGTCATAGCGTCGTCATAGGGCGCTTCCAGCGGATAATCAGTGATCACCGCAAGGCCGCCAAACATTCCCTTTTTGGTTTTTCCGTTAATTACCTTTATGCAAACAGGATCTCCGTTCTCAAATGCCTGGGAAAGCACTGTATGGCTTTCATCATTCGGCACATAAAGGCCATCATTATCAATCGACCACTCTTTAGACCCGGCAAGCTTCGATTTCCATCCTCCCTGGGTATCTTTAGAAGTAACCTCGATAGAATCCGCAGAACGGTTAATGGTCAACCCCTGTTGTCCGCTGATCGCGAGCAAAGAAGATCCGCCCGCATTAAAAACCGCCAGCAAAATATCCTTGCCGGCTACCGCTTTTGCCGCAGAGCTTGTGAAATCGCAATAGTTGTTGCTGTCAAACGCAAATAACTGTAATTGAAACATAAATTAATCCTCCCTACATTTTGCATTTAAAACCGTAGCACACCATAAAATCAAAGGTTACAACAGCGTGTTTTTCTCCGGTTTCATCTGTCTGGATAGTTTGTACTCCGCCGTCCGTCTGCATTATCAATTCGAAAGGCTCTGGAAGAACGATATTTTCTGTTAAAGCCTCTTGAAGCTGTTCGATCATTGTATAGACCCCAACAGAAGAATTTCCTTTCTCGGCAATCGCGTGAACCCAAACTGTAAAATTATCCCGAAACATTGTTTTAGTGTTGGCGGGTGTAGTGTTAATAACCTCCGCAAAATAAAACGGGCTGGGCGCGTTCACCGGAACAGCGTCATAGCATTTCAACTTGGTACGCGTCTGTATTTTATCCTGTATAGAGGCAATAAGAGTAGTTAGCCCAATTCTTTGGTAAGCCATCATTGTTCCTTTCTAATCGCATCTAAAAGGTCTTTTTTATAAATCTTCCGTTGTGTCTCTACATTACGCTGTAAAAACCTTTGGCCGGGTACAA